CACATAGCTGGAACCGGCGGACGCATTCAGGCCGGCAATGTCTCCGACAACGAGGTCAGCCAGTTTCTTCGTGATCTGATAGGTCAGTTCATCATACACATAGCGCAGGAACGCCTCGCCGCCCATCGTGACAGCTTCATCACTAATTGTGTCTTGTGTTAAACGCGAGTCGCTACTTCGCGCTGATAATTCCTGCCGCTTTCACGGCAGAGCAGACTATATCTTCACCGCATCTGCGGTGCGCACCACTTCGGGACGCTTGTCCCTACTCCTTACGGATAGTCGTTGAACCTTCCCCTGTTCAGGGCTTGGCTGCTGATTGTCCAATCCTTGCAGTTTTCAAACCGTTGCCGTTTGCGCTTGTTTCATCACTCCGTTTTGGTTGCAAGGCTCTAAGGATGTTCCAGCAGTTCAGTGCGTTTAAAGTGAACCACAATTCGAGAGGTCAGGCGGCTTCTCGGTCAATCCACTTTTTGATGTTTTTCGGAATCATCGTAACGATGCCAAGCGTCAGGCTCTCTTCCGTCGGAGCGGTGGAACCCTCGGTGTGAACGTACGCGCCATCTGCGGAACGTTCGAACGCGATCTTCAGGTTGCCGCGGATATAGGTGCGGCGGACTCTGGACAGAATGTCGTTCTTTTCCCACGCGGTGCGGATGATCTCATCCACAAGGACGGGAACCGGGACAACGCCGGAAGCGTCCGTGGTAAGAAGCGCGCGGCACTCGCGATCGTCGCCGCTCTTAATGTAGTTTGCAAACGCGTCGACATACTCGGCGCTCTGCCTGATCTCAAGTTCAGTCATAGGTTTCTTCTCCTCTTTTTTCTCGATAACTTCGCCGGCGCCGGCTACGATTGCGGCCATGTCGGCTTTACGTTCCTCGAGGATCTGGGCGCGTCTTTCGCTGATTGCTTCGACCTCGTCTTTGAGCGCGTCAAGGTCGACCCCCTCCGCACTGGTCAGGCCGCGGATCTCCTCGGCTCTCGCTTCGAGATCTTCCTCAGACAGCGCCATGATTTCTTCTCTGGTCATGTTGTTACTCCTCACAGTTTGGAAATGATTTCCGCGAGCATCGCGTCGCGTTTCTCGGCTTCCTCGGCTCTCGCGCTCTCCAGCGCTGCGCGTGCGCTCTCCAGCGCCGCCTCGTCCGCTCTTGCCTCGATGGACGTCTGCTCATAGGCTGGCATTGTTACGGCGGATACTTCGAACACCTTATCAATGCCGGTTATATGTCTAACGGGGCGGTCGGTCTCGAGACCCGTCCACTCATCCGTCTTGACCGTGAAGCAAAAACTCATCCCCGAAATATCGCCGCGGGTAACTGCGCTGTACAGTCCAGCCGCCATCGGGTTGTTCTCGGTGTCGAGGTTCGCCCGGACGTTCAGGCCGTCCTCGACAAGTTCCAGCTGCATCGTGCTGTTTGCATTGTTATTGCGTGACCGTGCGAGCGGTATCATGGCCAAATCGTGATTGACCAACAGCCGCACATCGCGCAGATCCGTTTGATCCAGCGCCCCCGCCTCGATCGTCTCGGTAAAAAACCCGTTGTCATATGTGGCGTTGAAAACGATTGGTTGTCCGGTGATATATGCGCCGTGCTCCTCATCCTGAAGCGCCCTGACCTCGCAATTAAATGTTCTGTTCATCCGTTCCAGTTTCATCGGTAGTTCCTCCCGCTTCTTTGTATTCCCCGCGTGCAATCCTTATGTCTCCGCCTTCGACCGGCGGCAGATTCCAAATCTCCCTGATTTCGTTTATCGACATGATGCCGCGGTCTGCCATCTGTGCAGATACGGCTAATTTATCCGCGTTGCTCATGTATTGCAGGCGGTTCGCCGTTGCCATGAGCATCGAGCCGGATGCCCGTTCCCTCTCCGTAAACATGGCCTTGCTCATGCTCTCGGAAAACTGGATGGAGAACGGCTCGACAGCGCCCTCATAAAACGCCGACCATGCGTCGCCGGTCGCCCGGTTCTGTATGATGTCCTCGTTGACCCCAAAATAGTTGTATACGTTCGTCTGGATGAGTTTCAGCTGTTCGCTGTCGACCTCAAACGAGTTCTGCTTTAACTGCTGAATGTTGGTGTATGTGTTCGGGAAGAGCAGCAGCCCGCCGGCCTCCGCATCGGCAGACAGGTTTTCATCACTGAACCGCCGGCGCTCGTTAGCCAGGTCGCTCGCTTTGGTAAAGTTCGATACCTGCGCCATGAACCTATATGTGGCGCTGTTCTTCGCGTACTCCTCGATACCTTGACGCTGAACACACAGCAGTTTCATCGTGTCATCGAGCGCCCCGTTCCCGGTTCCGAAAAAGTCGTCCCTGTGCTGGAACTTTGTAAGTATCGCGACCTTGCGCAGCTCTACGGCGACCGTCCGTCCGGGGCCGAATTTATATTTCAGCCACGGTTCGCCTTTGTACTGAAGGATTTCGCAATCGGTCGGAAGCGCCGTGAAATACCCGGTGGTTCTCAGATCCTCATCAAGCACCGGCACAACAAACGCGGTATTGTGTATGTCAAGGATCGTCGACAGCCGGTATAAGAACTGCGACCATGTCTGCCACTGGTTCGGCCCCTGTCTCAGTTTGGTTTGCAAAGCAGGCTGTGCCGCGCCCTGAATGGTAATCGCCAATTTTGATATATGCCGCGCACGCGCATCGATTGCCGCCCGGACAAGTTCCGATTCGTAGATCTGCCCGTGCCAGTCGCGGAACGTGGGCCGGTAAGCGGTAAGCGTGCGGAAAAACCCCTCCGCCTTCTGCAACGCCTGCGCGCTGTCCTTATTCTTTTCAGGTCTGAAGATCTTCTGAAACAGTCCCATTTTTTAATTGCTCTCCATATTGGTCATGCCATTTCTGTTTAACGCACATCGCGTCTAATAGCGCCGCCATGCCGTCGATATGCGACCCTTTATTCAGCTTTATCAGCTTGCGGCGGTTCGTCTCCGCTGATATCTTCAAAGCGCTGTCGAGCATGTGTATTTTCAACAGCGCATTGTCGCCAATCTGTAAACGCCCGTCCTTAATCGTCCCCTCGGTTTCCTGAATTACCGGCGTTAGGTTCTCGCCCTGAAATACATCGTCCATATGAAATCCGTACGCCGTCATATCCTGCACAAGGTACTGCGCAGAATATCGGTCATATCCGACTTCGAGCGGATAGATTTCGTACTCCTCGACCAACTGCCGGAACCAATCAAAGCAATCGTGATAATCGACAAAGTTTTCGCCGGACGCCTTCAGGAACCCGCGCTGTATATAGATCTGGTATGGCACGCCGTCCCGCTCCGTTGCCTCTTCGATTTTTTCCGCGGGCAGGAAGAATTGCGAGAACACGTAATTCACGCCGTCCTTTTCAATAACCACACAACACGCCGTAAGGTCGGTTGTTTGTGAAAGGTCGATACCGCCTACGCAATAGGAGCCGCGGAAGTCCTCGAGGTCTAACGCGTCGCCGCAACATTTTTCTATATCCTGAGTGGATAACCACGCCTGCGAACTGTTCTGCTTGACGCACCCGTACTTACAGATGAACTCCGCCCGCTTTGACAGGCTCCCCTCGGCTATGGCTATCTCTTCAAGCAGGTAATCGACCGAGACCGAAACGCCTAAGTTCGGGTTGCTCTTGCGCAGTTCGTTAATGTCAGACCACAAGCCGACGTTGTCGATGGTGTAGAGGAACGGAAGCAGGCGCTGTTCCTGGCTGTCGCCGAGGAGAACGCGGGTCGACCGCTTTATCAGTTCGTCATAGATGCCCTCGTTCTCATAGCCCGCGGTGGTGATTGATAATATCAGCGGTTGTTTGCGTGCGCCGAGTGCAGACTTTAAAACCTCGTATTGCTTAAGACCGGCCTGTCCGGGCCATGAAGCCACCTCGTCACACGATACAAAGGACGGGTTCAGGCCATCCGATTTCTTTGCGTTGAACGCGATTGGTTCCGCTGTGGTATTGGTGCTCTCTATGTAAACATCCGTCCGGCGCTTCTTTGCCAGCACGTTTAGTTCCGGCTCTTTCGTTATCATCTGGTAAAAGGCGTCGAACGCGAGCGCGGCCTGTTTGAGTTTCGGGGCCGTGAAGTAAACGCGTGCGCCGTACTCACCGTCGAAATATGTCATGTATTCCGCGATACCCGCGTCAAGCAAGGTCTTGCCGTTCTTCCGGCCCATCACACAGACGACTTCCCGGAACTGCCGGTTGCCGTTCTCGTCCACGATGCCGAAAATGCAAGACAACATCGCCTTTTGCCATAACTCAAGCCGGATCAAGCCCGGAGCCAATGGCCCTTCATGGTGATGACAGAATGTTTCGAGGAATACGATTGCGGCCTTTGCCTTCTTTGGCGCGTAGAAGAACCGCTTTTCCTCAAGCCCCTGAATTATCATTTCATAGGCGAGCCGCACCCACTTGCCGACGGTAATCGACCCGTCCCGGATGCCCTGATAGTATTCGTAGATATAGTTGGTATCATTCATTCAGCGCCGCCATGAGTTCTTGCAGCTTGCTCTTTCCGGCGCTATCGTCCGACAGCTGTTTCAGGATGTTTATCAGCGTTCCGACCGTGCCGTTAGCAGCGGTCGCCGTCTTGTTGTACTCGGTGATTGCCGGATTAGCCACAAGGTTCTTACGCCCCTTGACGTATTCCTTTTCGATCAGCGGTCCTTCCTCGTCCATGGCCTTTTCCAGCTCCGCCATGATCCGCATCTGAACCTGATACCGCTTGAATGTTGTCGCAAAAAAGAAATTGCTCTTTGTGCCGGTCGCTTCCGCCTGTTGGAGGATCTCAGCGACTGCTTTCTGCATCTTGCTCGTGGCTACTTCTGGCACTTCCGCGATTTTCGCCATATGTCTGTCATCCTTCCATTGATTCGCGCTTACTCTGCGCAGTTTTTTTATAG